GTATAGTTACCTGTTGAATTATAGGTAACAGATGAAATATTGAAAGAAGCAGAAATGGTTTGAGTTGTACCATTATAAGCACACCATGCTTTAGCAATACCACTATAAGCATTATTAGTGCTAAATAGACCTGTATCGGTGTTTATGACATTGCAGACAACTGTTCCCGCCATGATATTTTCCTTATTAAACGATTACCCAACGTGAGCCAGTAGAAACTGTGACAACAACGCCACCATTAATTGTTACCGTTCCTGTTGTATTTGCATTATAACCGCTTGGAATGGTATATGAATTGGTAATTGTTTGTCCATTTAGGTTAAAAATCTGGTCTGTACCGCTTCCTGTTGCGCCACCGCCTAATGTACTCCATGCGCCATAAGTATAAGAACCTACTGTGCTGGCATTTGCGCCAGGATTGGTCGCCATCGTATAGGTAAATGTAGTCGTAGAGGTTACTGTGATGGTAAAAGTGCCGTTATAGGCGCTTGGACTAGCCCCAGAAACCGTTACTACTGCACCTGTAGCCAAACCATGAACGCCTGTAGTGGTCAAAGTAGCTGTAGTGGTGGAATAAGTAATACTTGAGATTCCAGCGCCAGCAATATTGCCTTTAAAGCCTTCGTAAGAGTTTGTGGTGGTGTTATAGCGAATTTCACCATTTGAAGGGGTTGCAGGTCTTTGGGCGGTTGTTCCGTTAGGAATCTGAATATATCCAGTAGAAGCACAAGTTACATCACCAGTAAAGGTAGGAGTAGTAAACTGTGCAAATTCAACGGCATTACCAGCAACTGTACCTGTAGGCAAATTGGTAATTTCGTTGTTATTCATGTTAAATGGGCCAGCCATAGGGGTCTGACCATCTGATGCAATAGACCCTGTTAAAGCGCTTGCAATGTCAGAAAGAGTCGTATTAGCCCATGTAGAGCTAATAGTTGTGCCTGTGACTACAGGATTTCCTGATGGGAGTGAATATGTACCGCTACCGTTACGACTCATTATTTATTCTCCTGTGGCAAATTTTCTGCGCCTTTAATTAATAGCAATCTTGCAATATTCGCTTGTTCTGGCGTTAAATGAGATGCCTGACCTTCTTTTCCAGCCAATTTCATCATGGCAGCAGCTTTTCTTGGGTCTAATAGCGTCTGTGCTAGTTCATTGGTAAGCTGTTTATTAGCACCACCATAAGCCACATCACTTGCCCTTGCTGCTATATTGCCGATTGTTTCGGCAAAACCACGCCTTCTAAGCAGATTTGGTAAGTTTAACTGATTTAGCATATTGTTATAAGCTAGTTTTTGAACGGTATCAGAACCTACACCACGCCCAGAGTTATTCAGATAATCTGTACGCAACAAATCTTCTTTGATGGCTTCTAAACGCTGAATCTGTCTTGGCGACAAAATTCCTTCGTTTTTTGCTTTTTCTAACTCATTTGAAAATCTATTGAGATAAATTGCAGAATCTTTATTGCTTGTAGATTTATTGGCAAGATTGGAAATAGCTTCTAATTGTTCTACAGGCTTAGATAAGCGCTCATAGTTTTGTCTAGCCACTTTATATTCTGGGCTGACATTTTCCATAAAATTCAATAGACGAGATTTAGCGGTTTGCAAGCTGTTTAATTCAGCACTACTTGAACCGCCATTTTTCTCTGCCAATGCTTTAACTCTTGCAATTTCATCATCCAAAGCCATTTTGGTTTCATGCAAACCTCTCATAGAACCAGCAGGGTCAGTAATATCAATACCTCTATTAGCAGCGTTTTCTTGGGCTTGACCCATAGCTCGCTTAATTGCAGGAGTTTTAATTAATCCTTTAATTTGAGTAGTCATTTCTGGGGTTAATTCGCCCAAATCCAATGGTTTTAATGCGTCTGAATACAGTTCATCAGAAACACGACTACGCAAATCTTGATATTTGGCTACTCTAGTAGGTGTAGCTATGCTTTCAAGGGCATTAGTTCTGGCTTGAGTATTTTCTAATTGACGACCAGCTAAAGCATTAGTCGCTTCAGGAGATGCGTTAGCAACAGCCCTTTGCGCTGCGGCAAGACTTGGTACGCCAGCAACTTCACCTACTGTTGGCGCAGAACCAGGCACTAAATTTTCATAACTACGCAAGTTTTCAATGGCTTTTTCTGCATCGCCACCAGCAAATTGACGCAAAGCACGACCAATAATTTCGTTGCGACCCATTTTATAAAATGGTTCTACAAGTGATTTTCCAGCATGATAAACAACATCAGCAGCTTTGCCTATTAATGGTGAAGGTGCGCCCAAAATAGCGCCACCACCAATTTGCTTTAATTCTTGGCCTAATAATTCTTGACCTGTTTTTCCTGTTTCTTCAGGACTTAAAGCTCCAGCAACAGCACCATATCCAGCGCCTTGAACATAAGGGCTAAGTTTGGCAAAAGAAGGAATCATGCCAATCGCTTTGGTGGTTGCAGCAGCAGGGGCAATAGCACCAGCTATTCTGCCAGTACCGTAAGCTACTGGGTTTTCGTTGTAATAAACATCTGCTTCTTCGCCCAATCTTTTGGCTAAATCGCTAGTCCCATGTTTGCCTTGAGTTAGCATTTGTGCCATTGCCACAGCAGGGTCAATAAAAGATTTAGTAGCGCCAGCTAAAGCAGATTCTAATGGGCGTGGGGTTGGCAATACATTAAGTTGTGCATTTTGTACAGGGCGACCTGTAACAGCGCCACCACCAGTTTCAGCCATTTTAGAATTAACTAAAACAGGATTACCTTCAGGCGAACTTACCTCTACGCTTGCCTTAGGTTCTGCGCCCAATTTTAAAGCGTCTTGATAAGCAGCAGCTACCGTATTGAATTCAGGTGTGCCTTTTTTATCTGCATTTTGAACAATCCATGTGGCATACTTTTCCGCAGGATGTTCTTGGACAATTTCATCAGCCATTATTGGTTACCATTATTAGAATTGCCAATTTGAGGAATATTTAAAATTTTATTGGCTTCTACCATATTTTTTGTAGTTGGTGGCATAGCAGAAGTAGGGGCAACAAAAGGCTGACCAAGCATGGTATCAACGCCTTTTAATTCATTTTGCTGTCCAACTTGCAAATATTTGTTACGAGTTTCGTTATATTGCTGACCAGAAATATTATAAAAATCTTTAACTAAAGATTTATATTGTGTTCTTTGTTGTGGAGATAAAGTTTCACCTCTTGTTACTTTTGCGTTTAATTGCCCAATAGTGTCTAAAATTCCCCTAGATGCAGCAATTCTTGCAGCTTCAGACTCTTTAACTACGCTAGTTGGGTCTAGCAATTTGTTAATTTTTATAGCTGCCGCCATATCTCCCGCAGCATCTTTTCTATCAAGCGAATTATTTACTTGATTGTAAGCCTGTCTAATCTCTTGATGAGTTTTGTAAATAGGTTCAGATTTGAAGTTTTCGCCTAATTTAAGAGTGTTTTCAAAACCATTCTGACCCATGTTCACTACAGTATTGCTTGCACCAGCGTGCTTTAATTGATTTACTTTTGCATCAATAGCAGCAAGTTCTTGAGGCGTATATTCGCCAACTGGCTTATTGATGCCAAGCAACTGTGCTGCGGTTCTAAGTTCTGGTGCAGTTTTTTCGCCACCAGAAGCTAATGGAGTAAATTGCCCATTATTAAAGTTAAATCTTTGTAAAGTTTCACCTTCACCCAATTTTTGTGGTTTAAGCATTTCATAGCCAGCAGCTTGCAATGGGGCAGGTGCATAAGGGCTAGTAGCAGCAGCAAAGGCTTGATTGTAATTAGGTTGATTAACAGTTTGCAATGGTGCGCCATTAGGAGTGGGGCCAGCCAATTCTGTTTGTTGTGGATTAAGAGCTTGCATATATTGCTGAACTGCTTCTGCTTGTTTGCCACGAATAGCAGCAGCCAATTCTTGTGCTTTAGTATCCGCTTGTTTACCCAAATAAGAACCAGCTAATTGTTGTGCTACTGGGTTTAATGCTTGAGCAAATGATGGCTTTACATAATAACCACTAATCATTTGACCTTGTGGCTGACCTTGCAATCCTTGAGTCATTAACGCATTAGCCAATGCTTGCTGACGATTAATTCCAGCAAGTTCTTCAGCATTTGGGTCTGCTAAAGTTGTTGAAGTGTATTGATTAAGTGCCATATTTATCCTTATGCTGCTGCGGCTGCGGCTGGCGCTGCTTCTTCTGCGGCTGAAGCTGCTGCTGGCGCTGCTTCAGAACCAAACCAACTACCTATTCCACCAAAAAAATCTCCAATAGATGAACCCCATCCATCAAACAAATTACCAAAACTATCTAATCCAGAATTAAAGTTACCTAAAAATCCTGAATTATCTAAACTTGCGCCACCATTGCCAGCATAACCGCTTCCAGTCTGAGACCAATCTAATCCTGTAGCAGGGTTAATTCCATTTCCAGTTGTGTTTCCTGACAAATCTAAAAGTTGCGTAGGTTGTGAATTTGATAATGGATTTTGTTTATTACGCAATGCTTGTGCTAATTGGCTATTTGCACCTTGATAAAAACTAGCAGGATTAGTGTATTGTGGAGTTTGTAAAAGTTGTGCCAAAACAGCAGCATCATTTTGTTGCTGTATTGAGCTTGGTACTTCTATTTGGAGATATGGATTTAATGGCATATTAGAATAAATTTGAAATATAACTTCCTAATCCATTAAATGCGCCAGATTGAATACCAGCGCTTCCTAAAGTACCGCCAAGACCTAATAGGCCATTCATTTGATTGGTTTGATTGGCTTGTGAAGCATTGTAAGCGCCTAATTGACCTGCATATTGAGATTGTGCAGCACTTAAATAATTAGGCCCAGAAGGTGTTTGCACATAACTTGGAGTTGCCAAACCTTTAATTGCATTAGCTTGTGTAAATGGCGTTGTAGCGTTGGTATTGTAGGTATTAAGGTTTTGACCATATTGCTGTTGATTGGCATTTAAGCCAACTCCAATACCTTGAGTTGTTACATTAGCCAACAAGTTATTTTGGCTATTGTTTAAGTCATACATTGCATTTTTATATGCTTCAGAACCAGGCTGAATACCTTGATTTGCAAGCTGAGTCTGAGTCTGTTGTGTTTGGCGGTCAATTTGTGGCTGAAGAATGGACATTTCAGCACTTTGATAACTTTGCTGTGGATTAATTCCATAAGAAGGTAAATTACCGCCTGTAAATGGTTGATATTGATAATTACCAATTACATTTTGAGAGTTATTTACCGCAGGTTGTAGCGCTGGCGCAACACTTTGGTTTGCTGTGTACATTGGATTGCCATAGGCATCTGTACCAGACTGTGTGTAATTTAAAGTACCGTAGGGCGTATTCTGCCCAATCATATTCCCTGCGGCTGTTGCTTGTGCCGCTTGGGTGTAATTCGGTGTTGCTGGCGCTGCTGGTGCGCTTGAACCGCCACCACCGCCAAAAATGCTATCTACTATACCGCCCATTTCATTCTCCTTGTTGTAACCAAACACATCGGTTACGCTTCATAACCATCACTATTAAATCCCCATCTGGATGTCCATAGGGGATGTCAGCTACCTGTTCAAAGCCAAGTTTTCGGCACAGTTTCAAGGACTTATAATTATCCTTGCATATAGGTGCGATTATAACCTTGACTTCTAAAATGTTAAAGGGATAGTCAAAAATAGCATTTAACATGGCTTTGTTAAGCCAATAAACATCCGTAGTTGCTACATGAATTTGGCAGGAATTTGGGTTGAAATTGTTATATCCAACAACTCCAATTAATTGCCCATCTTTCTCTTGCCCAATACACATAGTATTGTCAGGATATTCAAAATCTCCTACTTCTGACAGCCACTTCCTTAAATTTTCTTGGTTTTCCGTTGTAAGCCTACGCATTACAGAACAGCACCTTTTTCCATGACAAAATCGGTGGAATCCCAATGTAATTCAATATTTTGCGATGCAATATTTAGGGTAAAACTGGCGGCATAGCCTATTCCAGTAACGCCTTGCCATTGCTTAGTCGTAATTAATCCTGCTGTCCAAATATTATTGTCCCATTTGGCGGTGTCCCAAAGACCTACCTGAGAAACGGCTGGATTGTAACTAAGTGAATTTTGCGGGTTGGCAGCATCAAAGTCATAACTCATGCCAGCCAAAATCGTAGGAACGCCATTATCCGTCTGAATAATTGGTCGAACCATTGAAAAACGCTTAAGCTGACCTCTAGCATCAAAATAGTTATACGCTTGTTGTGCTACAGCATTAATGTTTGTGCCAGCATCGCTATCGCCATTCCAAAACTGTCCTACAAAGCCATTTCCACCGAAATAACAGTTGTCATAGTACATTTCAAAGCAAGCAGCGCCAATATTGGTAAAGTTAGCCCAAGACTTTGTAATGGTGTGCATTACATATTGCTGAGTTCCACCTGAAATTGGGATATTGAGGATAAGCATTTGGGGTTTGGCAAAATACATAATCTGCCAGCCAAAATTGGTGTTATAAAGACTTGTAGCAGTAGCTACAGCTTGGAATATCTTGTCTGTTAAGTTAATTCGAGGGTCAAGACGGCTAGACTGAAGGTCTGCTGTCAATGGCACTAAACCGTCATTGGTTAGAATTAAAAGGTCTCCAGCCCACTTAAATAGGCATCTACGGCTAAATATATAACCAATCTGAAATACGCCTTTTAAAGCCCATGTCGTAGCAGAAGATGGGTCAGTCCCTTGGTAAACGATAACCTCACCCATATTGGTAAGAAATACTGCAAAATCATCAACGCCATAACCAGCGTCAAGAGTCCAAGTACCCATTGCTTGAATAAAGCCACCATTTCGTGCTATTCCTCCAAAATTTAGGACTTGCGCTGCGCCACCCAATGCGTTGGTAGGCAAATACCAAACATTCATTGAGTTGTTTTGGGTGAAATAAAGCCTATTTTTAAATAGGTTTACATTGACAAAAGTGTTGCTATTTACGCCAGTTACATAAAAACCAATAACATAAGTCCCCACAACACTTGCATTACCGCTTGGCGTTGTAGCCATTGTGTAGGTAAATGTATTTGCGCCAGTAACGGTAATAACAAAAGTGCCGTTGTAATCATTGGGTGTAGCGCCAGTAATTGTTACTTGATTGCCAGTAATTAAACCATGTGGAGATGATGTGGTTAAAGTAGCTAATGTTCCTACATGGGTAATGCTTGANATGGTCTGGGCTGTGCCAGTCGTAGCCATCTTAATCCAGTTTGTGCCATCATAAATAATTACTGGGTCAGCACCGTTACAAGCAACTAGGTAATTTCCACCAATATTTGAAAAATTAACAAATTGAAATTTATCGTTGGTTAGCCCTGTCAAGCTAGAAGTTGCGGTGCTAGATGAAGCATTATAAATCGTGTTTCCTGCTGCGGCAAACAAGGTTTGACTGCTTACTCCAGCGTAGGTCATTAGGGTGTTTACTTGACCTGTGATGCCTGTCGAAAACTTGGTATATCCTCGTCTTAATTGGACATCGTAAGGCGTAGGAAAAAAATTGGTAAGCTGAACGGCATCCGTTGGGGACATTTCAGCAAGAGAATCCCTAGCGTTCCAGCCACCAATCGGTGCGGGAAGTGACGCAACGGTAGCGTTAAACTTTTTTGGCTGACCAAAAATCATGTGCCATAGCCTGTATCAGGGATATTAGCCCAGCCAATAAGCACTTTGCTTGGATTTGGCGCAAATGACAGGTTAGGTGCGCCTTTATCATTGGCTTTCGCTATTGATAAATAACGCTGATAGTCTTGCAATAATGATGTGGTGTCAAAGCCTTTAACTTGGAAGTATTTGAGCTTGGTATATAGCACCATGATACGGCTATCAAAGAAAGTCGTATCGGTATCGTTGATAAACTGTTGCTGTGGCACTCCTGCGGCTGATTCTGCCCATGCGTTAGAGCGATATTCAAAACCTAAATACTCTTGGGTATTCATTGGTGGCCAGATTTGGAAAGTACCACCCAAAATACGCCAACGGACACGAGGGCCAGTTGAGATATAACCCGATTTTAGCCATTGCCATTGCTGTGCATCCTCAGGGCCAAGCATTTCCCAATGCTTTGTCTTATCCCAATGGGTGCGGTCTGTAATGGTCTCAAAATCGCTCGGCAGGGTGTACTCAGTCTGGGCAAATAAAACGGTATTTGTGCCAGTTAAAGAGGCTTCCTGACTCATTGTGACTTGAGTAGGGGAATCTACTGATACTACATAGGTATCTTGGGCGACATTGTAGCCAGTAATCGAATATTGGGTTGTTAAACCTGTGGTATTGCTGACATTATTCAAGACATAACTGCCTTGAGTTGATGTTGCAGTCGCATTGACAAACTGAGTGTAGAAACGATACTCCTTCTCAAGAGCTTGCCAGTCGTATTCCTTAAGTAAATCATACCCTGCGCCATTCATCAAAGCTAAGATTTGTTGCGTATCTTGGCTAGGATTACCATTAACATAGGTAGGTACTGTAAGGTTTAATTCGGCTGTAACTTGCTGGACAAGTTGGAGCATCGTTGCTGACATATTAGGCTTCCTCAGTTACTTGCGAGTTCTAGGTTTCTTTTCACTCACAGCCGCAAGTAGCGCTGCCATTTGCTCCTGCATTTGAGCCAGCTTCGCATCTGTTTCTGCCTTAATTTTAGCATTTTCTTCTTTGAGTTGTGCTAATTCAGCATTTTTGGCATCAACTTCTGCGGTATCTTTAGCCAAATTGAGGTAGGTGCGAGCTTTTTCTCTAAAAGCATGGGGAGACATACCTGCAATCATGCCAATACGCTGTAATTGCTGGTCAGAGCAGTTAGCAATCGACTCTACAGTATGAAATTTGATACCTTTGAGTTCTTCAGCTTGGGACATACTGACTAAAGGCCATGCAGAAACAGGAGTTCCTACGATTTCTTCCTGATTTCCAATTTTATTTTGGTAAGCAGCCCATTGTTGTGGGAATCGAGCTTTATGGTTGTCTCTAGCGATGGTGTCAATCACATTGAGTTGGTCGCCAGGAGTCATAATCTGAATCCAATCAGCATCCTTAAAAATAGGTCTGCCTTGGGCAATGGTTTCGTCTTTAATTTCAATCGGTTTACGATAAAAACGAACACTTAAAAGCGCATC